AACGAAATTCGAACGAGGGCGCCTTTTTGATAGGTGTTCACAGTGACGAGTCCGTGAGGGTCAAGGAATTTACGGCGGCGTCGGTGGCAGTCGCGGAGGTAACGGCCGCTTCCGCCACAGAGCAGGAATAGACGGCCGCATCGCTGACCGTGAGATCGAGTTTAAATAAGATTCCGAGGGTTAAATTTACGAGCGTCCCGATCGCGCTGATTGCGCCGGTGAAAGTGGTCGAAACAATCTTCCGCACGGTCCCGGCGGGCGTGGTTTCGCCGCCGTAGAACTTCGCGACCAGGTTCCAGGCGTTTCCGCCTGGGGCGATGGCTCCGGCGAGTTGTAGGGCGAAGGAAACGGCGTTTGTGAGGGCGCCGGTCGGCGAGGTTGCGCCGGTGAGTCGGGTTAAGACGTTTAGGCGCGCTGTTCCCTCGGCCGTCACGGCGCCGGTGAGAATTCGACTGATCTGCTTTCTTAGACTTCCGACCGGTGTGATTGTTCCCGCGATCGCGACGATCGCTCTCACGTTTGCGATCATTCCGGATGGTGAAAGCGCGCCGGTCAAACGTTGCAGAATCGTTTTCGTGATCGATCCGGATGGCGAGCTGCTACCGGCGAGAAACTTGTCGACGCGCTGCGTGAGCGTTCCGGATGGTGAAAGCGCGCCGGCGATCGTGAGTATGGCGACCTTCAAAGTCGCGAGTGTTCCGGATGGTGACGTCGCGCCGGTCAAACGTTGCAGGATCGTTTTCGTGATTGAGCCACTCGGCGAACTGCTACCGGCGAGAAACTTGTCGACGCGCTGCGCGAGTGTTCCGGATGGTGAAAGCGCGCCGGCGATCGTGAGTATGGCGACCTTCAAAGTCGCGAGTGCTCCGGATGGCGAACTGCTACCGGAGAAGAGAATCGCGGCGCTGTTCTTTTCGTTGCCGCTCGGCGTGGTCGCGCCGGCGAAACTGCGCGGTACTTGTTTGATCGGCGTTCCGGTTGGCGAGCTGCTACCGGCGAAAAACTTGTCGACACGGTTCACGAGGGCGCCGGATGGTGAAAGCGCGCCGGCGACCGCTATCACGGCGATCTTGAATGCAGCGAGCGCGCCGGAGGGTGACGTCGCGCCGGCGAAGGCCTTCGCAATTTGTTTCGCCACGGATCCGGTCGGCGTATTCGCTCCTGCGAGCAGTTTATTAGTTTGTTTTGTAACCGCGCCGGCGTTGGTGACTGTGGCCGAAAGAGTTTTGTTTGTTCGATTGACGATCGCGCCGGCGGGTGATGTGGCGCCGCTCACACTTAGCGGAGTAGTAGTTCCGGAACTGTCGGCGAATTCGGCCTCGATCATGGCGCCGTCGAGGAATTGATCGGGGGCTGCATCGTTCGAGAAAAATCTTAGCCGTGCATTATTGAAGTTTCCGTTTCCGCTCGTGGCGGTCCAGGTCGAGGCGGCGCTCGGCGGATCTCCGTAATGCTTCCGCGCATAGCGAAGGGTCGTGACTCCGCCCGCTGTGAGGTTAAGGACGTCGTCGAGCGATCCGTTATCGTTCAAAGCGACGCGAATGTTTCCGCTTTGTGTGGCGGCCTGGTGATGGCAGACGATCACTTCCACGCCGCGCGGTCCGGCCGTGGGTGTGCTGATGCCGGGTGCTGGTCCAAAAACGAGCTCGACGTAATCGCCGGCGTTCGGCGGCGCGATCGCGGCAATGCAATCCGCTGTCGGCGCCGTGGTTTTCATCGGGACGTCGTCGACGAGCTGAAAGGCGGTCGTGGTTGAGTTGTTTATATCCGTTCCGGTGTTACCGCGTTCGAAATCGTCCGCGCCGGCGACGTTGTGAGTTCCGTCAGAGGTTGGAACAAAGTGGTCGACGTGGCCGGCTCCGATCGGGTAGTCGCCGGATGTTTGGCTCGCGGCGAAGTCGTCGAAGAAAACATCGACGGTGAGATTATTCCCGGATCCCGCATAGGCGCCGAGTTGAGGCGAAAGCGCGGTCGTGTCGGTCACATTGGCCGTTGCCTGTCCTACATCGATGCCCTCGATCTTCGCGTCGGCCGTGTCGGCCCCTCCGGCGGTGGCGATCACGATCTTTAGATCGACGCGATACCAGGTCCCGGTAGTAACGCTCGCGCCGGTCGCTCCGAATGTGGGCGTCGAAACGCTTCCGGTGTAGGCGTAGAGTTTTGAATCGGATTGTTTGAATCCGAGGCCGAGACTGGCGCTGTCGCTTATGGAGATAAACGCGATCGCACAATCGCGACTCGGCAGCGTGGCAAAGCGAACATAGAACCGGAGGATCCATGTTCCGCCGGTTAGAATCCCGTTGGTGAGAGTTACTTTGTCTCCCTGGGCCGATGACAGATTGAGGCGCAGAGCGCGATCGGCGGTGCGCTTTGTGGAGGTCTGAAAACTGAATCCGGATCCGAGCGCGCTCCAATGCGTTGTACTTCCGCTCACACTCGCGGCGGCGCCGCATTCGAATCCGCAACAAAAAACCGGGGTCATTGTTCTGAGCTGGTGGTGATGGCGACCAGGCGCGCGGTGAGGGAATTAAGTTTCACGCCGGAAACTATGGCATTTCGGCGCGTGGTTTATTTCGGGTGCGAACGTCTGCACCTGGTGGGGTGAAATGTTTTGACGGTTTTTCTCATTAGTTTTAATAGGCTCTCTTAAATCTTCTGCCTGTAATGTTTCGGCTCTCCTGTCATTGGTTCTAATAGGTCCGTCGCGGCCTGAAATGTTTTGGCCTCTTCCGTCATTGGTTTTAATAGGCTCCGTTTAATCATCGTCGCGGCCGGTGACAAAGTTTCCGGTCTTTCGTGGAATGAAGCGACGGCCTCCGCGTTTCTGGCGAACCTTGATCATAAATTCGTCTTCATCGTCCGGATCTAGCGTCGGATCGAAAAGCATCGCCGGCGGCGGCGGTTCCGCGGGCGGCTCGTTTGCCTTTTGCCTTTCCTCTTCGATTCGCTTGCGCTCGGCTTCGGCTTTCTCCTGGAGTTGGCGGAGATTCACGCGGAATTTTTGGAGATAGATTTGGAGAGCGGCCTCGGCGTAAACAAAACAGTCGAGTCCCTCGTTTCTGATTCCTTCCTTCAACGGCTCCCAAAAGCGAACGGCTTTTCCATGCCAGATCCGCGTTACCGGTTTTTCCGATCGAAGGTGTTGGAAATATGCTTCCGGATATGTTTTCGAGAAGTGACAGGCGCCGGGCTTCGATATTCCTTCTTTGAATTTAAGCTCGAGGCGAGCAGCTATTGAGTCCTTCGCGGCGCCGGTGCCGATCGTGTAAAGCCAGATCGGCGGCCGGCCTTGTTTGGTTGGTTTTGAGAGTAGCGGTTTACCTGGTGTGTTTGCTCCCTTAATCGCAAACGTGAGCGCGCCGCGGAATTTTTTCTCGCCTATTTTGTAGATGCCGAGGCCATGCGCGCGGCAGAATTTGTAAACGTCCTTTGTGTGTACTCCGTCGCCGGAGTCGATCGCGGCGCCGGCGATCCGGAGCTCGCGGCCGGCGGTGGTCTTGTAGTGGGTCGTTAAGACCGTCGAGAGTTCGTTCCAAACCTCCGGCATCGCCGGGCTTCCCCATAGGACCAGGTATTTTATTCCCCAGCTCTCAAAGCCGGCGCCGTAACCTTTGATTTCGAGTTCGATTCGATCGCGCTGAATGTCGATTCCGACAACCAGGATTAGAATTTCGTCGGGGATCGTTTCTTCCTGGTAGCTTTCCTGACGGTCCGTGAGGTCCTTAATGTTGATTTGTCCAGTTACCGGATCCCATGTTTCGGCGAGCGATGTATTGGTGAAGACTTTTAGGCTCTCCGGATCGTCTTTCTTTTCGAGAAACTTCTCGGCCATTTCCGGCCACGTCACAAACGGCGAATAGAGTTCGTTGATCCAGAACCCGGCGCGCCGGCGGAGCTCGCGTTCCGCGCGCCACTCTCCTGCAGAAAGCATTTGCGGTTTCAAGTGCGGGCGAATCTCGCATCCGTTAATGCAAACGTAGTAAGCGGTCCGCGGATCGCCGTGGTCCCATTTAACGAAACCGTGTTTTAGGTGACAGCGTTCGGCCGGATCCTGTTTCGGGCAGCAGCAGCGGCCTTCCGTCCAGGCGAGGACCTGGGGCTCGCCGCAATGTGGGCAGGGAAGAAAATACTTTCTCCGATCGGAGGCTAGATATGCCGGCTCGATCGTCGACGTCTCGCGATCGCGCGGCGACGTCACTTTGATAATTTTTCTGTTTGCGAAAAATGTGGTCGTGCGCTTTTCGGCGAGCTCAACCGGATCGCCTTCGGCGGTTGGCTTGTAGGCGTCGCATTCGTCGAGCAAAAGATCGCGAACGGGACGCGAGGACAAACTCGCCGGCGACGTGGCCGCGACGATCGCGATGTGTCCGCCGGGAAATGTTTTAAAGAAAATCGTGTTTTCGCTATCGCGTGCGCGGCCTTCACTCACGAGGGCGCGGAGTTCCGGAGTAACGCGGACCGTCGGCGTGAAACATTCTTTCGACCAGGCTTGCGCTTTGTCTTCGGTTTCGGCGACGTAGAGGATCGGGCCTGGGTCAATGTGGATTTTGTAACCGGCGACGTTTACCAGGAATTCAGTTTTCGCAATCTGTGCCGAGGCCATGAAGTCGATCTCTTCGACGTCCGGGTTAGTAACCGTGTCCATCGGTTCGCGTAGGTGAGGGGTGACGGCGTTCGACCAGGGACCGGAGCGGTCCGCGCGCTGTGGCGGCAAGATGCGGTATCGCTCCGCCCACTCGGAAACCTTTAGGCTTCCGTCCGGTATGGCGGCGCGGATCGAATCAGAGAAGAGACTTGTAATTTGTTCGGAGGACATCGAAGTTTTTGGCCTGGGTTGTTTGGCCTAGTTCGGCGAGTTCGCCGGGCGTCTTGGCGTTGTGAAGTCGATCGGCGAAGTCTCTCCAGAACTGCACGATCAGCCGGTTGTGTAGGGCTTTGAAAATTTCGTGAAGTTCGTTTCGAACGTCGGCGACCGGTACGAGGGTTTTTATTTCGCGGTTGAAATTGAATTCCTCGCGCGCGGCTCTTATTCGCTCCCGTTTTAGTTTCGCCTCGTCGAGTGATAGGTCACGGCCGGCGATCAATGCCGGCAGAGCATCGGCGAGGGCGTAACGTTTCGCTCCCTTTGGTCCAGGATGCGAGGCGATTCCGTCCAGGCGCGCGGTAACAGTCGAGCGATCGAGTGAGGTCAGTTTTGCGAGGGCAGAGATCGAATAAAGACCAGGCTCACGCTCGGGCGCCTTTACTCCGACGAAAGCGGCGACGATTTCCTCGAGTGTTGGTTCTTCACCTATGCCGGCGAGCAGCTCGGCGATCTTTTTGCGATCGATGCCGGTTAGTCGTGAGAGTTCGCGAATGGAAAATGAGGCTTGCATCGGGCGAGGCGGTGGAACCTTTCGCTTTCATTAGTTTGCAATTTTTAGGCGGGGTTTTTCTCCGGTGGTCGTTTGCGGAGCGCGGCCGCGGCGGATGGCTTCGGCCTCGACCTGGAGTTTGAGTAACCTTCCGATCTCCTTCTGAATACTCACAGCGGTTTTGTAATCCTGTACTTTGTCGCATCGCATATAGAGATCGTTATAGCGTTCGATTGCTTTTCCGAGTTCGGCTTCGATATCGAGATCGGCCGCGCGCGCAGCGAGTAAACCGGTGGCCGTTTCGATGTAACTGTCGATCTCGGTTAGCGACGCATTCCAGCTAAACTCTTTCGCATAGGCCGCGATCGTCTCGCGATTCAATCCACGAATGAGAAACCGGTAAACGTGGGCGACGCGATCGTCGAGTGAGGGTATTAGTGCTGAGTCGTTTTGCATCGTGCGAGTAACTCTTCCATCCAAGCGCGATGGAATTCGAATAGGCCGGCGTCGTTCGTTACACAGTTCTGCTCGAGGCGCGGGTTGTAGGTGAAGTTTGCGGATCCTTCGATCGTGATGTGGTAGTCGCCGGCGGCGATCAGCATTATTTTCGTGTGGTTCTCAAAACATAGAAACCTTTGACCGCGATCAATGAATCCGTCGGCGAGAGCTGCGTAGACGGCCGGCTCGCGTCGTTTGAAGTAAAGACCGGAAAACATCGTCACGGCCGCTAGTTTCTTCTGGTCGTAGAGGTTTAGGAGCTGAAGCACGTTCGACCGGTTCATGGTCCACGTCGAACCATAGAACACGGCCGGGATGTTTCCGTGTTGCTCGTTCAACAAACGCAGCGTCGCGGGTACAAAATTCCAGTAATCAAAGCGTCCGTTACTTATGAAATGGATCGATTCGCCTGGCTCCGGAAGTTCGGTAAAGAATTCCTCGAGTGTTTCCTGGCGAATGGCGCGCAGAGATCTCCGCCGGCCGCGGCGCCGATATTGGAGCGGGCGTTCTAGCAGCTCCGGAGTTTCGAGCGTGGTGGTGTCATTTAACCAGGCGAGCGATCCGGTGGTGGGCTCGGGTTCTACCTCGAGCTGGAGATAATCAAAGTCGGGCATGTTCTAACTGTGGGCAGTCCGCGCGCGGCAGACCGTTGCAGGGGCCGTTTTGATGGCGAACTCGAGTACACGTTCGCGTGAATAGTTCCTCGGCTTCCTGGCGCCTTAGCGATCGCATCGTGCGGCGATCGGCGCGGCGCTGTTCGGCGGCGTAATGACGCCGGCCGCGGCGGTTCGGTTCTTCGTCTCCCTTGAATGCGAAAAGATTTGCTCGCATCTTCTGGCGGCGAATAGTGGTGATGGTGTTCTTGATCGCGCGGTCGGCTATTTTGAATGGGTTGATCATTTGGCGCTCTTGATTGCCTCCTTGAGTTTGTTGGCGAAGTGTGAAGCGAAGCGGGTTTGTGCGACTTCGATCGTGGGTTCGATCACGGTCGACTGTTTGCGGACCTTTACCTGGCGAGCGAGGTTGTAAACGAGGCGGAGTTGACCGTTAATCCGTTGAAAGATTTTCGGGCCGCGTTTCGTGTTTAGGATGAAAGCGTTTTCGAGATTCCGCGGCCGTAGATGCGGCGGAATCATGTTTTGAATGTTCGGCTGAACTTCCTTCGTCGGTATCGCGAGAAACATTCCGTGAGGTTCTTTTGTCTCTCCGGTTTCATGCGGCACTAGCCAATACGCATGGGTTTCTAAATGTGCGTTCGGATCTTCTGGCGTCGCGGCCTTAAAGTGGATCCCGTAGTAGTTCGTCGGCGCGAACCATTCATTTCGCGTGATAAACGTGTCCTGGATTTTTCCGATTACTACTCGCTGCGCTTCTTTGACGACGGCGGTCGCGGCGGCGATCGCGGCGAAGCGAATTTGTTTTTCGAGCGCGAGTAGCGCGGCGAATGGCCCTTCGCTCTTGGCGTTGATCACGTTTCCTTCAATTTGAGCGCGACGGTATGCGTGAGTTTCTTAATCGCGAGGCGGGCCATAGTTCGCGCTTCGAGAAACTTCTCGGCCTTTCCGATCTGCACGGTCAGGCATTCGTAAAAGCCGGCCGTGATCCGTAGGCGCGGCGAGGTCGCGCGGAAAAATGCGGCCGCGTCTATTTCGCGTTTTCCGGAGGTGTGAACCTGGGCGATCGCTTTCGTCGTCTCGAGCTGCGCGATCGGCACTGAACCATCTGCTTTAATCGCGGCGAGCATGGCCGTCTCGATCTCTTTTTCAAGCGTCTGCATTTGTTCGAGTATTGGTTCGAGTTTCCGGTCCGCGTCCTCGTTGATCGGTTGGGCTTTCCGCTCGTAGGTATCGAGCAGGGTTTCGAGTTGAACCGTTCGATCCTTTTCGATCTTCTGCTGGCGTAGTGCGAGGCCTTGCCACGTTTTTAATTTTTCGGTGAGTGCGGCCGTTTCCGGCGCGGGTTGGTCTTTCAAAGCGGGGTTCCTTTGGCGGGTTACTTTTGGATTACGCTCTTGAGGAAATAGCCGGCGCCGACTTTTACGAGGGTGTCGGTGTTGAAAATTTGGCGAAGCAAGCCCGGATGCTCGAGCGACCAGATCCGCGCGTCGGCCTTCGCTAGTTGGGCGTCGCAGGCCGCGAGAAGTTTCCGATCGGCATCCATCATGCGGAGGTCGCCGGCGTTTACGGTGGCGCGATCCTGATTGGCGGATTTAGCGAGCGCAAGTTGTTCGTCTCTGACTGCGATCGTTCCTTCCTTTGCCTTAATGATTTCGTCTTTCGCTGAGAGACGATCATTTAACAGGCGGATGGTTTCATTCGCGGCCGCGAGTCTGATGTTTGTGATTTCCAGGGCCTTGAGCGTGTCGCTATCTTGCGGCGCCGCATGATTCTGCTGTGATGCGGGCGCAGTCGGCGTTGTAGTGGTTTGCGCGGAGCAAAGCACACACGCGCTCAACACGAACGCGACACTGAGTAGGCAGCTCTGCGTTAGCTTCTTGAATTGCAGCATTCTTCGAAACCTCCTCGACCTGTTTCGCTAGGTCTGCGTCGATGCGTTTGTTTTGTTCGGCTAACGTATCGAAGGCGATTGCTTTGGGTTCCAGTTCGGCGATTCGCTTTTCCTTACCCTCTGCGGTTGCGATTAGACCGGCTCGCTCCGTGGCCCATGCCTCGCGCTGCTTGGTCCATTCCTGTTTTTCCTTGTCGTACTGCGCTCGCCCGTTGTTGTAACGACACGATGAGACTTGATCGAATCCCAAAAAGATCAGGCCTCCGAAAGTCACAACCACGGCGAAGAAAACAATCAGCCGGTAAGGCTGCGGAATCTTGTTGAGTAGTTTTAAGAGAGTCGAGATCACGATAGGCCTCCCGCGACAACGTTATGGCGATCCTTGCTGGCGAGATTTTCCATTGAGAGTTTGAGGCGCTCCTGTGCGCGCTTCTGGCCCTCGTTGTAGAGGTAGGCGCCGACAACGATCGAAATCAGGACCACGGCGCAAATTCCGATCACCGTCGCTTGTGTTAGTTCGACGTTGCCGACTTTGATTCCGAGCGCAGTTGCGGCGGTCATGGCCGGCGCCGCGGCGGCGGCGATCTTGGTGGTGAGCGACGCGCCTTGCGGTTTCAGTTCAACGGCTGCCGGCGTCGTCTTGGCTGGTTCGACTGGCGGCGGCG